CATCCCTCCCGATAGGGATACTACTACATGTTTAGCCATGATTTTTTAATTTAATTGATGCCAGGTATTATAAACGTATAGGCGGACGTTTTTATTTAATATACGAAAAATATTTCTATATTTCTTCTATTACTTTGTCTAATTTCTCTTGTAAGATGGTAAATAAGGGGTCTATAACTTCTTCCCAAAAGTTCCTATCATAGTCCTCATTTTCTTCCTCAACCATTTCATCCCATTCAGTTTCATCTAGATCATGGTGTTCTTCCTTAATTATTTCCCCATAGTATACTTCAAAAACACCTATTGGGTTATAAGCCTCATCCCAATACTTACCTGATACTGTAATTTCATCATCAATTTCAGCCATTTGTCTATAAATTTCTAAAATCATATCTGATGGTGGGTACCAAGCTGTATCTAAATAAATTTCACAGTTATTTTCGCTTTCACGGTAAATACCTTCATCCCAAATTTGGATCCATTTTGAACCAACTTTATCAATAAATAACTCAGCATCTGCCCCAAATTCATCTGCAATGTGAGGGTTATCTTCTTGATTTGGGTAAGGACCACTATGGCACTTTTCAAATCTTTATACAAAATTATCAATAGCTTCTTTAGATCCCTCTATGTATATCTCTGTTCTATTAATATTTGCCATCCTACTCTATATTTGTAAACTTTGATATTTTTTCTTGTATCACTCTCCATTCACTTATATAATCTTTTATTGATCTATAGTGCTTACTCTTACTGTTGAGTAACTCTCTACAGGCTGATTTCAATGCTGCGTTAAATGTAGCAGGATAGCAAATAGTCTTAATGTAGTGGGTGTTGTTTTCTCCTTTTATTACTCTTTCATACAGAGTATAACCACCTGAGGTGGATTTTGCAATAAAGAACGGTTCCATAACCGCGTCTTCGATAATTGTGTCCCCGTCGGGGATAGAATCTGGTCTTCTTAGCATAACTTAAATTATTTTTATTATTTCCAATATAACTGCACCATTACTATTATAAATGCTAGTACTAGTGTTACTCCTGTTTTAACTGTAATGCCTTCTCCTAAATGAATGTATGTTAAGATTGTCATTATTACCATACCTGTAGAAAATCCTATTAGCCTACCGGGCCATAGAACTCCGTCAAAACCGTCTACAACGTATCTAGATGCATAAATTAAAATATAACTAATAGGTATACCTAATGTAGCCATAAGAAGTGGTCTTTCTTTTACCCAGCTACTAAAGAACTGAGAGTTGGTCTGGTACCATATCATTGCTTGTGCTACTGTAAATAGTATAAACGCTATAACTATATTTCTATTCACTTCCTATAAATGCTTTTAGTCTCTTTTCATCCATCCTACCGGTTTCCGATTTTATCTTCTCTCCGTCTATAACAACAGTTGTAGGTATTCCATTTACCTTATACTGTGCTGCTAATCCTGTTGTATCTTCTTCAATATTAACGTTAACAAATTCGTAGGTATCTTTTAATTCCTCAGCAACTTTATCAAAGGACTTAGCATATACTTTACATGGTCCGCACCAATTAGCGTAAAATTTAATTACTTTTATCATTTTCTTCCTTTTTCTTTATAGCTGTTAAACCTTGATTTTTTTACTGGAGTATTAGAAGATTTTACTCCGATTGATTTTAACCACTCTATAGTCTGGGTATAGAGCTGTTTAGATGAATTTTTTGACATATAACTTTGATTTATGATTATATATTAATATAAGAAAAATATAGCATGTAAACAACTATTTTACAGTATTTCCGTCCACTGTTATCTCATGCCAATATACTCTACCTTCTTCTATTGCGCTCTTAATATTCTTCTGTTTTCCCATTAAGAATGCACTACCGCTCTTTACCTCTACGAAGTGAACTGAGCATTTAGTTTTACTTCCGGTGTTTTTAAACGCAACGTAGTCAATTGGCATACCTAGAAAGGTACAGTCTTCAGGAGGAACAGGAAAACCGGGCATAAATGGAACGAAATGCTCTATCGTTTTCCCCCATTGTACTGCTCCTGACCTTTTCTTGGCATCCCTCCTAATTTCTGCTCTTTCTCTCTCAAATTGCTCTTCTAGTAGATTAAGCTTCTTTTTATAACGGTAAGTAACTCCTCCTAGTGTAGCTAAGAGGATTACTATTAGTATAGTATATAACATATGTTAAATTTTATCCATCACAACTGAGGCAGTCTTCTGATGTTCTGGAGCCTATATCTCCGTTAATTACTGAATCTGTTCTAAGGTAGTATAGTGTTTTAATCCCTAATTTCCAGGCTGTTTGGTGTACTAGGTTAATAAACTTAGGTGAATCGGTTGGATCAAAAGCTAAATTTAAAGACTGTGTCTGATCAATATATTTTTGCCTAACTGCTGCTTGTTCTACTAGTGCTAATTGATTTACCTCTGCAAAAGTTAGGAAGATTGGCTTATCTTCCAAAGGCATAATGTCTTCTGGTAGATTTGCTACAGAACCCCTATCTTTCATAATAGAATCCCATACTTCCTATGTATTACATCCTCTTTCTTCAAAGTAACTTTCTAGCGCCGAGTTTTTTCGTATAAATGTTCCTTTTGCTGAATTAAAAGTATATACATTAGCTGGTATTGGTTCTATGCCGGCTGATACTCCTCCTGATATTGTACTATTAGATACAGTCGGTGCTATTGCCATTAAGTGAGTATTTCTCATACCTGTTCCTTTACACCATAGTGGTTCTCCATATTCATCTGCTAACTTTCTTGATGCAGCTTCTGCTTGACTCTTAATTTGAGAAAAAATCTGATGTGTATATGATGTTGCAGCTATTGATGAGAAAGGTATTCTTTCATTTTGAAGTAAAGTGTGCCATCCTAGTACTCCTAGTCCAATAGCTCTTCCTTTTTTAGCAGATCTATGAGCTCTAATAAGTGAATCTCTTCCAGAAGTTTTAGCTAAGAACTCTTCTAATACCCCGTCTAGAAAGTAAATTGATGTCTCAACTAAATCTGAGTTTTTCCATTCATGCCATTTTGTTAAATTAACTGAGGATAAACAGCAAATGAAGCTATGTTCCTCATCTGTGTGTAAAGTTATCTCTGAGCATATATTTGTCATGCTTACATCTAAGTTATTTTTAACATATGCTGGTGGATTATCATTATTTACATTGTCTTTAAACATTATATATGGCTCTCCAGTCTCAACTCTAGATTTCAGGATTGTTACCCATGTATCCATAGCCTCAGGGTCTCTCCGCTCTAGTTTTTGCATAAAGGTATCATCCACTACGACGCATTGGTGTAGGTTTAGACACTGTCTATTAGGATCTCCTTTAGGTCTACGTATTTGCAAAAATTCTTTAATATCCGGGTGGTTAATATCCAGGTTTACTGATGCTGATCCTCTTCTAACTGCTCCTTGATTAGTCGCTAGTATTGTTGAATCGTATATTTTAGACCATGGTATTACTCCTTCTGATTGGCCCATATCTCCGTTTCCTATTTCTACTCCTCTACCTCTAATACGGGATAACCCTATACCAACACCGCCGCCAAGGGAGGTAAGTCTCATTAGTTCGGCATTGGTGAGACCAATACCTCGAATTGAATCGGGCGTATAATTCCAAAACATGAGATAGGTAATCCTCGGTCGGTTCCGGTGTTAGAAAGTACAGGGGAAGCTAAATTTAGCCATCCTTTCCACATATAGCGGAAAAACTTATTAGCAAGATCTGGTCTATCCAGTCTTTTTGCAATTGTATCTGCTACTCTTTTGTATGCTTTTTTAGGTGTTTCATCTGTTAGCAAATACCCTTTTGATATTGTTGCCAATGATACTTCGTTCATCCACTCTGGATAATCCTTACCTGCTTCCCATTTGGAAGTATCTACTACTATACTCATAAATTATTTTATTAAAACATTGTTGCTGCATCCCATTCCATATGCCCTTTGGCGTAATTTGTCACTCTATTAGCAAAGAAATCTGTATGTTGCTTTCCTGCTATTACTGCGTCAAACCACTTCATTGTCTTTAAAGCACCTTTATCTATCTCTGATGACGGAACTATAGGTTTTAATCCTAAATCTCCCATTTTTGTATTAACTCTATGACGTATAAAGTTTTTTAATTCAGCTTTAGTTAAATTCTCTAAATCTCCCATTTCAAATATCTTATCGATAAAGTTAAACTCTAACTTTAAAGCATCTTTTGCTGCTTCTTCTATATCTGCTACTAATTCAGGTGTTTTAAACTCTGGGTGTTCTTCCATTAGTGTTCTAAATAGCCAACATCCTGCATCCGAGTGTAAACTTTCATCTCTAACGGACCATTCTACTATCTGCCCTACTACTTTAAGTTTATTCCTCATCTTAAAAGACAGTAGCACTGCAAATGAACTAAAGAGGTTAACTCCTTCTGTAAAAGCAGAGAAAATTGCTAATGATTTAGCCCTATCATGCCAGTTTGGAGTTCCATCATGGCCGTCTCTTACTTTCATTAAGCTTTCTATTTTATCCATAGTAGCTTCATCTTCTAAGAATTCTGCAAAATTATCTAATCCTAATTGTTCATTAAGTAGTGAATAAGCTTCTGCATGAATTGTTTCACTAGAACCTAATGTAGTCCCCATCATAATGATTTCTGGTTTACGAAACCACTTGGTTACTAAAGTAGACCAGTAATCATTTACTATTGTTTCTGTTTGAGCAAATCCTTTTAAGATTCCTCCAATCACATTTTTTTCGTGATCTTTTAAATTACTTGCCCAGTCTGTCACATCTTGTGACATTGGTACTTCTGTATGTAGACAGTGAGCTTGTTGTTGTTTAAGCCAAAAATCATATGCTTTTGGGTATTCGAAAGGTTTGTAGACAATGCGTTCGTCGAGTAAACTCATATTTTTTAATTAATTAATTAGACAAAAAAAATCTCCAGAGGAAGCTACATATGCTAATGGAGATGTTTCCATAAATAGCATATATATTTTACTTTTTGTCAAATAGTTCTGACATTTTTTCTCTAGATAATGTAAACGTAGGGCCGTCGCCGGAATTTAAGTGCTCATCTATATCGGCCTTACCTTCAAATTCAATATGACCGTTATTAGTATCCATCTTAAGGTTATAGGTCATTCCATCTTGGCCGTATCTATTTTTCATAACATGCCATCTACCTGTTCCTAAAACTTTATCTTCTTTCATTCTAGATAAAGAGAAACACATATCTGCTACCATCATTTTATCATAAGAACCTGCTGCTTTATCTCCTTCTATTACAGAATCTTTATCTCCCATTCTATTTACCTGAGATGGTGTTATTACTGGTATTTTTAATTCCTTAGCTAACCCCTTAGTCGCAATAAATACATCATCAATTTCATCTTTTCGTTCTGAAAATTTACCTTTTGATGGTGCTCTTAGATAATCTACATAGTCAATCACTACCAAGTCTGGTTTATGATCCATGTCTATACATTTTTGAATATGGGATTTAATTGTATTAACTGTAGCTCCTTTTGGTGCGTACTCTTTTACAATTAACTTTCCTTTAAGCTTATCTACGTATGTTTGAACTTCTTTTCTATGGTCGTTTACTTCATCAATTGAATATCCTGTAAAATAACAGTCAAAACGTTTTCCTACATAGTCTTCACCTAACTCTAAAGTATAGTAGTTAACATTAAATCCTAACTTTACAGCATGTGCTGCCATTGCAACACAAGTCCAGCTTTTTCCACCTCCGGGGTTACCGAAAACTATAGCTAAATCTCCAGGTCCAAAACCTCCTTGAATTCCTTCATTTAACTGAGCCCATGGTGTTGGGATTGTTGGTCTATAATCTTTTCTGTATCTTGATTCTACATCTTTATTATACTCGTGACCGATATTTTTATCCATTCCAGCTTTCATAGCTGTTTCTATTGTATTCCTAATACCGTCAAAATCTCCTGCTTTAAGTAAATCTGTAGAATTAAGAATTGCTTGTTTCATTTCTTGATTCTTACAAAAAGTTGTGAATTCTTCCTGTACATAGTCTAAATCATCTTGAGATGCTTCATATGAATTACGTAACTCTTCCTTAAGAGCTACTTTTAAAATATCATTATCAATCTTCTGTAATTCAACCTTAAGTACATCCATAGTCACAGTAGTATGGTACTTGTCAAAGTAGTTAACTAGCTGATTAATAATCCACTTGTGTGCGTCTGAGTCAAAATACTCTTCCTGTAGTACGTCTCTGACGTTCAGAAGAAAGCTTTTGTCTGTTAACAATGAGCCCAATACCTTCAGCTGGAAACCTTTTCCATACTGATTCAATGCTTTTAATGTCATAACCTTATTTTTTTAAAACCGTTAAACCTCTAAAGTTCTCTAACCAACCTTCAGTATTTTTTGTTATCCCTTCAATCTTATCTTGATCTAATAGATGTAAAAATGCCCCTGATTGTAAGTTGGGTATGTCACTCTTTATTATATTTAATATATGATCTTTTTCTTTAATATCCAACGAAGTTTCATGTAAATCCATTAATTTAAAATTAGTTTCTACACGATCCCATTCTGTTATTATCTTAGGAAAGATCTTTTTAAATTTCTTATCTTCTAATTTAGCAGCACATACATCATAAACGTACTGTAATGACATTTTAGGTTTATCAACTAAGTCCGGAAATTCTGATATTATCGTCTTTATACCCAGTCCTTTAATTCCTGCTAAATTATCGGAGTTATCTCCTAATAGTGCCTTCACTAAATTATAATTCTCAGGAAGTACTTTTAGTTCTTCAAAGATATTATCTTCTTTAAACACTTTCTTTTTTATAGGAGCATATACTTCTACCGTATCGTCTACTAACTGCAAAAAGTCTTTATCAGAGGAGACTATTGTACACTTCTTAACACTAGAGAAGGAAGCTCTTTTAGCTATGTACGCTATAACGTCATCTGCTTCTAGTTTCTCCATGGTAATTTGCTGTACCGGTAAACACTCCAAGTAATCTTGAGTTCTGAATAGCTGTCCTATTAGAGCTTCTTGCTCTTCTGCTTTAGTATCGTATAGCCCCCAGTGGGTAATCCTAGATGTAGCACGTTGTGCTTTATAATTCGGGTCTATATTTTTCCTATTAGCCGACCCACCTTTTCCGTCCCATACTATTATCACTCTGGTAGGGTCAAAAGTCCGAGTTACAAACCCTAAGGATCGCATGAAGCCTACAAGACCACCTATATGGTGGCCTGAGGGGTTCATTGCTTTGAGTAGTGAAAAGCTACGGATTAGCATATTCATAGCATCTATAACCAGTATATGGTCATTCAACTCTCTGGGAGGACGTTCTTTTAAGCCGTCTAGTAATTGATCATATTTAGCCATTAATCTAGTATATTTGGAGTTATAGTTTCTTCTTCTAAGTCTCCTTCTTCGATTAAGTCGAAATCTATACTACCTACTAGCTTTAGCCAATGCTCTTTGTGTGCATCTCTATATTTATCAATTGCCTTTTTATCGTCTTCTATAAAACCGTGAGAGGTCATAACTACCCTTCCTCTTGACTGTACTCCTCCAATGTGGTTTTTCTCTATCTGAATGTTAGTTCTTTTAGCAAATTCCACTTGAAGTCCGTTCTTTACAGCTTTAATTTTAGAGGTACCTGGGTTAGTAATATTACCAAAGGTTACAACCAACGTAGAATCGTACCACATAGACATTCCTCCTTTGTTTTGTAATTTAGGTTGACCCATTGGGTGTTCAGGTTTCATAGTCCATACCTTATTAATAGCTACTAGCGTATTTGTGTAAGGTGAGTTCTCTTTCCTAGATAATAGAATCTTTTGATTTAAATTATTACCGAATTGAGTAGACATTGCTCCTGCATTCCATTCATTATTGTTCTTATTAGAACGTACTGATAAATCACAAGGTATAGATCCGATTGAATCCCAGAAGAAACACATATCATGAGGTAAGTTACCTTTCGACTGTTCGTCTATTAAGTCAGCCATATGAACAGCTACTTCTTCAATTGTATTTAATGTACCTCTATCTGCATACAAGAAGAAACCTTCGTAGTCTGTTACTTTTCCGTTTTCATCTAGTACTTCCGTGAACTCTAATCCCATCTCTTTTGCATGTTCCCATGACCATTTCATCTCTGAAATAATAAAGACTGGAAGTACGCCTTGCTTCTGTGCATTTACTGCTGCTTCTAGTAATGCAGTTGTTTTACCTGTATCACTATGTCCTCTTAGAAGGGTAATGTGTCCTGTAGGTATTCCTGGAAGAGAAGTTATATCTTGGAATGCTTTCGATAAAGGAATCCATCCTTGCTCCTTAAATTTTACAGAAGCATTAGAAAAACCTTTTTTCTTCTTAAAATTACCTAAATTAAACCCCTTCTTGACTGCCGCGGATGCGGCTGCTTTTACTTCTTTGCTCTGTTTTGCCATATTTACTCGTTGAATAAGTCATCAAATTTACTAACTGTGTCTTTGTTGCCAGCCGTAGCTGTTTCCAAAGTAAAGTCTGTTTTTGCTTGACCTAGGCTTTCTGGCAGTTTATCTCCCTCTTTAGTTTCGGTGTTTTCTGTTTCCTCTACTGCATTTGGATCTAAATATAATTGTAGTTTTTTCTTAATAAAGTCGTAGTCATACTGCGTATGTACTTCAACAGGGTTTGGTTGATCTTTTAACCACGTATCCACAAACTCGTTATTGTCTGATAGTGGAGTTTGTTTAGGTTTGATTCTAACAGTTGTTTCAGGATAAGGGTTACCTTTTTGCTGCTCAACTACCATATCCCATCCGTTAATTACATCAGTAAAGTCTCCAATATCTTCGTCTTCTGCTAAAGCAAGTAATGCTTTGTAGATAGTAACTCCGAATCCCCATAATCTAACGCCTTTATCTTCTTCTCCTCTTACTATAACTGGTGCAAATACACGGGTTTTAGGTGAGATCTTTCCCGATAATGACCAATTGTCTTTATCACTTGTCTTTCTTAACTCTTTAACAAATTCCTCAATAGGGTCCTGCTTGCCAAAATTGGAAAGTGCTACCATTGGAAATTTACCAATACCGTAATGAAATTTAAGCTCTTTAAAGGGAAAAGTAGGATCAGAAGCAGACGGTACAATACGTATTGTCTGTTTACCTAATTCTGGTTTCCAAAAGATTTTAGTGTAGTCTGTTTTTTCTCTCTCCTGACCATTAGAGTTAAGAGCATCTAGTTTAGCTCTGATTGCATTGATATCCATATAACTGATTTTAAAATTATAACTTATTAGTAATATAAGAATAAAAAATTAAAGAGCCAACTAAAGCTCAATAATTTTATATAACTTTGTATTCACTCTCTTTAATTCTGGGCCTTTTGTAAGAAGTACGCAGTTGCGGTAATCAGGCCAGTTTATTCTATAACTTGTATCTAGTACACCTCCGTTAAGTTCCTTAATTAACGTATTAAGTGCATTTATTGTATAAAGTGTATTTGTTTCTTTTTTTCTATGTACTAATATAGTATTATCTATAAAAGCTCCTACATTTCCAAAGTCTACGTTATATGTACACATGTACTCGTCTTGACTTTTAGAATAAAGCACAAATATCTTATTATATATAATCTTATATCTTCCCTGAATTGAGGTTAATACCTCTTCAAGTTGATCTTCTGTTGAAAAGGTACAAAACAGCTTATTACTCATATCATCGCTGGTAAAAATAGGTTCAATATCGTAGTCGAACCGTGGTATTGTTAAATTTGTTGTCATATATAAATAGTTGTGCTGTTTTATAACACTAGATTTGTGCTATATTTAAATTTTACAGGGTATTTCCCTTGTTTTTCCATTATTGTTTGTATATCCGATAAAGTCTCTTTACCGTCTTCTTTACTAAAGTCAAAAAGAATAGCATCATAAGTATACAGCGTTATAAATGACTTCTTATCTCTTAAGTACTTTAGTATATCTTTTAATATAGTGATATTATTTGAAGTTTCCAACGATTGCATCATATAATTCATCAACTTAGCTGGATTCATGTCCTGTAGCTTAGTTGTAAATGCTTTTCCAGATTGTGGGTTCCAAACATATCCTGTTTCTGTAAAGCTACTCCACATTGCGTCAATATATTCCTGAACTTCTTTGAATATTTTAAGGTTTTTATGCTCTTCAGGAATCTTACCGTATATAGCATGAAAATTAATTTGCTTAGCCTTATTATACTCCTCTTCGGTTATTTCCTGTTTACCGAAATATTGCTTTGCTAACTGCTTATGAGCTGATTCTCTAGATAAAGGGTAATTTAGTTGTTCAGCTAACAGTCTTAAATGGTATCCATCAAAATCAAACTCAACAAAAAAGTCATTCTGCGGCTTAAAGCAATTTCTATGCTCTGGAGTCTTCGGAATTGCAGCAAAGTTTACTGAGTTGAATGTGTTAGTTGGTCTTGAAGTATTGTTATATAGGTTGTAGTTTGTGTAGGTTGTGTTATGTTCTGTATTGTATACAGGATTCTTAGGTTTAAACAATTCATTAAATTCATCGTAAACTATTCCTACTCCGTTTTGCTCTAGTAAGAAAAATACATTTGTAGTTATGTTGTTATAGAAATCAAATCCATCTGGTATAGGAAGGGCTAAATGCTGCTCTATTTGATTAAATATATTTTCACATCTTTCGTAAAGCTTAACAATCGGAATTATTCTATTTAAATCTGGTTTTTCATTATGAGTACGGTAGTACCAGTCTATAGATGTATTTGCTGTTGAGTACTCTAACCTCTTATAGTTACTCATAGAGTAAACTAACGATATGTCTATAGCTCTCTGTAGATTAAAGTGGTAGAGAAGAGTTTTTTTATTTAATGTGTATAGTGTTTTAAATTTACTAAGTATAGCGTAGATACGGTCTTTATCTACATTTAATCCATCGTTATGAGATACTGGGATGAAATAACCTTCTTTGTCGTTCAACACTTTAACATATACTCCTATAGTGGAAGTTAGTTTAGAGTGGAAGTAGAAATTCGTACTGATGACATCTACGTATATAGGTGAGTCAGTTTGATTTTCTAACCAGTCGAGCTGTTCTTTAGATTCTAGTATATAAAACATTTGTTAATAACCTTTATTATAATATACGAAAATATTTCGTATCTACAACTTTTTCCCAGGGGAAGGTATAACAATATCTTTTATTTGCGTTTTATATTCTGTAGATGAAGGTATAAATGTATCTTCTACGTATTCTGAAGGGCTTTTTATTAGAGCTTCTATTACCGGAATAGTTTTTTTAATTTCCTGTATAGTCCTCCTATTTGCAGTTTCTAAACCTTCTAGAAAATACCCATTAACATTTCGATCTTTAGCGGAACCCTTAATGTACCAGTCTGCTATTGCTAACTCGGTACAGTTATCTTTACTTAGTGCTAAGTTTTCTAATTGTATTTTAGAAATCTCTAATGCTTTTCCTGTACACTTATTATAGTAAAAGCATCTTTGCATTATACCTTTCTTTATATCAGCTGTTGTTGGTGGTAGTTTTAGGGAAACTATTTTACCTGATGAATTTAATTCTGGGTTATCTTTATCGAATTCGTATCCAGGTTGTTCTTGTGATTCCGTATCCTCCGGGTCTCCAGTTGTAAATAGCTCTAATGCTTTCGAAAAATCTCCTTTGTCAAAATCTATTCCTGCTTTATCGAACATAGTTCCAAAAGAGGTTAGTACTACTTCCTTATTAGAGTTAATTAAATTTCCTAGACGGTCAATTACATCCTTTACGTTAGGTATGTCTTTAACTTTAGTTAACTTATATTGTGATTTAGGTAAATACATTTGTTTATAGTTTTATGCTGGTCCATAGTATTCAAAATGCCATACTTCCTCCATACTTCTACCGTCAGATAGTCTCCAAGGGTTGTACCAACCGTATTTAGCTCCTATTTCAGCCATTTGTTTCCATACTGGTTGCTGTATTCTTGCATTCATATTAGGTGTAACAGTTGTTGCTCCTCCTACTAAACGGTAAAGAGTTGCGAAATCTACTGCAATACCGTATCCGTGTACTCCCCCACCGACATTGCTACCAAATCTTAAAGCAGATGAAACTGTAAATTTTATTCCTGCTGCTACCATTTCGTTATACCATCCAACAAATTGTGCTGCTGCTTTTGTTTCGAGATAGTATGACCCGTTAACGTTAGATGAAGCTCCTGATTGCCATTTTGCTCCTGGTGTACCTGGTCCACCGATAGGGGCAAATATTCCGTCAGCTGCTCCTTTTATAACATCGGATTTGCCGTACGTCCTTGCTTTACTTCCCCATGCTTTAACTAGTGGCTTACTTGCAATTACCGGTGCCATACCTTTTGATGATGTTGGTTTCCTACTACCGAGTTTATTTGGATTAATAATCGGTGCAGGATCTTGTCCGTCTGCCACTATTATTTCACCTTGCTCTCCTAGTGTTGCTCCAGCAGTTGTTACGCTTCCTGAACTTCCTCCTGATGTTGAAGATGCTGAGTTAACATTTTGGTACGGTACAGCTTCAGAATTATGTTTTTCATTAAAAAATGCTATTTCTTCTGGTGTTGGTGGTTTAGATGAATAGAATTGTGTTTTTACATCTGTTGTCCACTTGCCGTCTGCTATGCTATGGGATAAACCGGTTATTATAAATCCAAAATTTTCTGAATATTGGAAAGGAAGTATCCCTTCTTCAACTAAAAATGCTTGTCCTATTTTTAATCCTCCAATACCCATAGTAGTAAAGGACAGCTCAACAGGAATTACTCCCGGTGCTGGTAGGGGGTTATCTTCTGACTTACTTCTTTTATCTACTACCCATTTTTGACACCATTCTTTATGGTATCCTTTTATATTGGACACAGCAGCACGGTCATAATCACCGTTATCGTTCCAGAAACCTGTATTTCCATTTAGTTCTTCCCAATAAGCGTAGTAAGCTAATGTCCATTTCTTTAACCTCTCGTCCTCAGGTGTTTCTCTATTTTCCTTAACTTGGTCGTTTCCTTCTGTATTTTTCTGTGACTTATGTATTATGTGCCTATCTAATAACCCTCTATTCCATTCTAATAACGGAGCTATATTATCTTTAGTATGTCCACCAGTTCCTTGAGCTGCTATAGATATCATACTTCCAATATTTGAACTAATTTTACTGGATATGCTTAGTTTTGATATTGTTGACCTAACTCCAGAAAGAGTAATTGTTGGAAGTATATTCCGTAGCGCTGGAGTAATTTTACGATCTATTATGTAGAACCTATCATCTTGTTCGTCATATAGCATATCTAAATCATTGATACCTCCTAAAGCTTCGTTACATGCTTTGAGAATAATTCTCACAAAAGATACCATATCATTACCTTCGTTTTGATCTGAGTCTTTGTTACTGCTTATTATTTTATCTAATTCCTGTTGTAGAAGTTGACATGAAACAAGTATGTTAAGTATATCATCAGATTCTCCTCTCATTAACCCTCTCTGTAGAGCTTCAACAACGTTTTTATGAAAACCGTTTTTATATAATAGCCCTGGAGCGTATGAATTAACATCAAAACCTATTAAAGGATCTCTCCAAGGTACTGGTGTGTTTTTAGAATCATATACTTTCGTATTTTGTACAGGTTTAGGAAGTACACATGTCATTGGATCTATTGAAAAGTGCATTTCATTTGTTAGAAATTTGCATTCCTTTTCATACTCCTTCTTACTTTCGTCTATATCTTGATAGCCAGTATAAAACTCTGTTAACTTCCTACCTGGAGTGTTCGTCCCTTTTTCTGGTTCTGCTGTAGCATCTAATATACTTACGTACTGGTTATATACATCTAAGACGACGTAAAGAGGTATCCAGTACTCATTTAAGTCATCATTGTCGAACATTCCAGTATCCTTTTCTTCTATAGATTCTAATCTAAAAGCTACAAATCCGTTTAATGTCTTTTTTAAATGTCCTTGGGCTCTAGTAAAACTGTCTTTAGTGTAAATGGGTAGTTGATCTACTGCTGGTGGAGTATTTAAGCTTTGTTTAGCGTTACTAGTTTGGTTGACTCCATCCGAGTTAGCTGGTGTTGCAGTATCTGCTGCGTTATTAGAGCTATTACCTGTTCCTGCTTCTGTAGGAGATGTACCTGTAGGATAGTCTTCTACTGTTCCTCCCCATACTTCATCTACTATGCTCTGAACTTCCCATGTTGCGGACACCCTACGTTGTACTCTCTCAATATCCTTACTTGCAGGTGCTACCCCCTTATCGATTGCATTTTTAACTCTAATAGCAGATCCTGATCTAATATTTAAATATAAAAGTTCTAACGTACCTTCTACTGGGTTTTGAGTTGATGTTAGTATTTTAGCTATTGCTTTTCCTTTAACTTCACTAACAAGGTACTTAGTTTGAAAATCTAAGCTATCTCTGGTTGATTTACTATAATTTGCTGCTTTTTCTAGTTTCCCTCTTCTCCTTTTACCTTGTCCGGTCCATTGAATTAGTCCGATTCCACCTATTCCACCTATTTCTTGACTTCCACCTACTCCTCTTTCTACTATAGTTGGATTAAACGAACTTTCTTTCCTTATGTTGGCTAATACTGCTTGAGCTCCTGCTTTTGTATACCCTTGGGATTTAAGGTATTTAGCTATATATAAAGCGTTTGGCTTTTGAGTAGAAGGCAATTCCTTACCTGCCTGAGGTGTTGTATTCAAGTACTTGTAAGATCCTAATGTATATTTACTAGCCATGTCTTATTAATTATCAGGTAATTTACCGTTTTCAACTATAAAGTCCATTATGTTGTACGTTTCTTTCTGTGACCCCGCTTCTGTCCAAGTATTTAAAGCAAATTCTTTTTCTCGACTAGCATCACCTTTAACCGTAATCTTAACCCACTGTCCAACTCCTGTAGTTGTAAATTTCAAGCCATACATCCCAAATTTTTCTGATAGGTATGGTACAACTTTATCTTCTGAGTATTGAGCTATAGGTTTCTTTTTAGTCCAAGTGTACTCTGTTCCCTTATATTGTAGACTTCCTCCGTTTATTACTGCATCGTACTTAGCTTTAAAAGCAGGATCCTTTATAAGAGCTTTACCAAAAGATGTTTTTATATCGTTTAAATCTTCTAAAGCATCTTCGTTATCTCCTGTAAATATTTCTGTAAAGTCTTCTACTGCTGCAGCTGATGCTGATACTAGTAAATCTGTATCACCTGTTGCTGCTGCAACTGCTACTACTACTCCAACACCTTTTAAAGACTGGTCAAATTCAGTTACATTTTGAGATATTTCTTGAATCTTAGAGTCTGGTTCTCCTACTAAGTGTTCAAGTTCTACGAATAACTTATGGTAAATCGACCTTCTTTCTTTTTTTCCTTTATCATTAGCCCAGCCTTCTAATTGTTCTGGTGGATATACGTTAGATGTATCAAATGTAACTGCAATTGATTCAAGAACTGTACCGGATGATATAATTTTAATCATACAGTCATACCCACCGTCTTCTCGAAATGACCAGTTAAAGTTTGATATATATCCTGACATTGAATCATAGTTATAGCTAGAGTCGAATGTCAATTCCTTTAAGTCATTTTGTATAGTCTTCTTCGGTACCTTGTCTCTTAAAAATTTTCTGTAGTACTGAATGTCTTTTACTACTTCACCAGATTTACTATCTAGTTGTAGTGTATGTCCCCATTAGCAGTATTGTAAAGCCTGGTCTTAAGTAGAGTGCTTGCATCATCTCTAGATCCTCTAGTGTCCATACTGTTACATTCACTTCTGCTTCTCTAAGACTTCCGTATGTACCTTTAGATTTAACAGATACTGAGGTTATCCCGGGTGTTGGTCTATATCCTAAGCTTTTATAGTTATGGTAAGCGTTCTTTTTGATATCCCCACTAGAGGCATATCCGTCCATATCTATATTAATTGGATTATGTGGGGATTGATCTATTCCTCCTCCTATTGATGTAGGCTCTTTAGCAGTTGCTTGTTTAACTGTGCCGCCCATAATTACATTATTATAAGCTAAGCTTTTACTTCCAGTTACGTCTTTTATTGTCTTTTTACCGGTAGCTAAGTCTTCTGTCTCCTCTTTAGTTATAGTATTTACACTAGATACTATCCTAGCCCAAGCACCATTACTGTTAAAAAACAATAAATGGTTCTTATCCCTCTTAGGAGTCGATATAAGGTCTTCACGGGCAATTAGCTGTTCTACTACACTGCCGTCTATTCCTCCTCCAATGACATCCTGAGGCTGTCCTTGTGGTTTATCTTTTCCTTTTTTAGACATTACCTATTTTTATTAACTTCTTCGTATAGCTGTATTGCTGTTGACTTATCTGCTGGTATTCTTAGTTGTACTCCTGGGGTAACATTTAAAGACCCTTTTTGGTAATTATTTGCAGAAGATATTATCCACCATAGTTCTGCATCATTATAAAATTCCGATGCCAGTAAGTCGTACCTGTCTCCATACTGGGTAATTACGTATACGTCGTTTTCATCTAAAGGTATGTCTGGGTATAAGACGTTCTTCTTATACACAGTTCCTTTAGCGGTCTTACTAATCGGTATTTTTTTAAATCTTCTTCCCATTTATTCAATATACGAATTTTATTTTTACTATCCACCTGTATTTAGAAACGCTCCAGGATCATTATTTCCTGTATTTGCTTCTCTTGTAGAATCAGGATTCTCTAAAGGTCCTGCTAAATTACTGCTTATTAGTATCTTATCTTCTACTGCAGTTTGTGCTTTTTCAGCTTCTATTGCTGCTTGTGCTGCTTCTTCTTTTTTAACTGCTTCTTCTTTAGCTAACTTTTCTCTTTTTTCTGCTCTTGTTTCTGGAATTATAAACTCTCTATCTATTAAAGGTATGTAAGTGTCTTTATTACTTTGTATAGGTCGGTGGTTCGTAATAAATGGTGTTACTCCTGCTTCGGGTAAAAAATCATGTATTACCTTAAACGATATTGATACATCTAGTACATGCGGCAGGATCTGATCTTTTCCTCCTTCTCCTTCTGGATTTTGGAAGGAGATCTCCCACGGGTAGTCTTTTTGCCAGGTATATTGAACTGATTCTATAATGCCGGGCTGTTCGTAAATATAATCTCCAACAGTTACCTTAGCTATCGTTCCTCTCATAAATCTCCCACCTGTACCGTAAGTAGGTGCAGTTACAGATGCTAAAGTTGCTATTTTCTTATAGAGAGGTTTCATTTCATCTTTAGATTGTGCTGCTATTTTAAATCCTATGTTTATACTTCTTTCGAATCCGCTGTAAGTGTAAAAACTATCTGCTCTGCCTATGTATTTACTAGAGTTCCATGATCCATTGAAACTATCGTCGAAGGTGTCTAAGAGTGCTCTAAAGGCTAGGTAGTACGTCTTTTCAGGAGTTATAACTTGAAATTCTAACTGAATTAAGTCTCTGTTTTCTTCTATCCCGTCTAATGCTTCTTCACTAACATCTAATGCATTAATTTTATCTACTGTATCTGGATCTGAGATTGTATAAGATGTTCTTAATCTTGAAGCTTTTCCTGGATTACCTAATCCAACTCTTTTTTCTTTGTTAATTTTTATATCACTATAGTCAAAAGAGTATGTATTCCGTATTCCACCTCCAAAGATATCTTTTTCCCTAAAGTCCTTAACTGATGTTGAAGCTACTGTTTGGTTATAGTTAGCAGTTTTTTGATCAAGCAGGCTTGGTATAGGGGTTGATGATCCTCCAATAGTATCGTCGTTGAGATTTAGTCTATTAGATATCCCTGCATCTATTCCATCCCCATGTTTAAGTATGTCTATATGTTGTTTTGCAGTTTCTCCTGTATAGGTGTTACTTGAAGAGAATATTTGCTTAGACATTTGAGTATTTACGTACTCATCTGGTAAGGGCGTACCTTTTAGTGGAATATTTACTATGCTACCGGTAGTTCCAGGTTGAGCTAGTAGTATATTAGTTTGTGTATCTGATTTTGACTCAGAATTAATTATTTGAAACTTCCCTGCTTTAATATTAGCTAGTGGAGCTGTATCTCCTTCTATGCTAGCGTTGGATACTCCAAATTGATCTTTTACAGCAGTTGTCTGTACGCCGAATGTTTTGTTAAATTCTCCCGTACCTGCAGGGTTATTGATAGGGTTACCGTTACGAACATTGTTTACATTATCTAATGTGTCTGTTTCGGTATATGTAGTGTCGGTACGGTAGTTAGAAGATATGCTTTGTTCTACAATGTCTCCTTCTATATTCTTATTAGATATTCCTAAACTACCTGATTGAGGTGTTGTGTTTCTAGTAAGATCTTCTGGTTTAGAAATGCTTACTCCGTTTTGTACATTGTTAGCATTTGTAAGTGTGCCATTTCCTGTAAAGGGGCGAGTGTTACTATATGAATTACTTCTTTTAAAAGGCGCTTCTAGGGTTCCTATGACGTCTGTATTAGATGTTCCTAACGTTCCTTCAGATGCTGTAGTATTTTCTGTTAACTCTGTCTGGTTAATGATTGCTATCCCATCGGATGCTTTTTCTATATTTAAATCAGTAACCGTATTTGTAAACGTATTAACAGAGTTATAATTATCTACTACTTTACCTGCTAATCCGTAACTAGGCTTTAATTTTCCCTGTATTCCTATGTTTAACTTCCCTAAATCCCCTGGGGATGCAGTGGTATTAGTTGCTGGTAGATATGATCGAGAGCTTACTCCTGACATCGGAACTCTTTCTCCTTCTAAACTGTATGTTGAACCTTCTACCGACCCTGGAAATGCACTTCCTTCTTGTAGGTATGTATCTCTTTTAAATCCTCTTAAAAAATGTGTACCTGTACCATTTACTGCTACCTGTGCTAAAGTAGATCCAGCAACTAATGCTAGGTGTTCTATTGTTCCGGTAGCTCTTCTAAGGAAATTCCCTACATCTGTACCGTTTTGGTACTTTTGATTCTGCCGTAACTTATCTGTTATTTCTCCTTGCTTTAATACCCCTTCTTTAGCTAAGTGTGTAAGTCCAGGTTTATCTGCAAGCATTTTTATCATACGAGCAGTATCGTCTACTCTACTCGTAATCTCTCTAAATACTCCGTTTGGACTTACAGCACCATCGGTAGTCATAGATTTTGTTACATAAGGAGCCTTAGTCCCCGTATCTTCAAAAGATATAGAACGGAGTGAATCCATACGACCTTCATTAAAGTCTTTTTTAAGGTTTCTTATGATAGGCATAAGCTTATGCTGGTGGGTTATCTGAGTATTTGTCAGGTGTAGCTCCATTAAGGTCTAATCCTGATGGGCTTTGTGCGATTTCTGGGTTATTGTTAATCGAAGACTCGTAATGTAGTCTAGATTTGCCTTTAGCACCTGCTCTTTGAGGTGGTGTTGTTCCTTTTAGACCTAAATCCGAGTTAGGTAATTGATTGTTTAATATTCCGTTAGCCATAATTATTTATTTTAGTTTATTATATTATAAATAGAAGTTAAGAAAGTTTATAAGAGCCTAATACTTGTGCCTCACCTACCTTATCTCCGTCTAGGTATACGTTACCTCCTGCTGATACAACTGATATAAGGGTATCTAACTTTGAGGATATTTCTGCCATTGAGTTATCTTCTTCTCCTCCTCCATCTCCGAATAAACCTCCTAGTGCTACTAAAGGTGTCATTACTAGTGCAAATGTTGATAATGCAGCTAAGGCGGGTATAGCGAATATACCTGCTACTGCTAACATACTTAATCCAGCTGCTATACCCATCAAGGCATATCCAACTAACATTAATTGAGGAAGGTTTGCTGCAAGAGATATTAAACTACCTAGTATTGAAGTAAGTCCTGCTGCTGCATACTGTATTCCTTTTCCCATCATCATTGCTCCTGCGCCTATGAGTGCGAATGCTGCTCCCATTCCTACTGCTAACCCCACTAATGCAATTAAACCTAGTGCTCCAACTCCAGATGCCATTGCGGTTCCTAAAGCAGTTAATGCTGGTATAAGTGTAAATATCCCTGCTGCTGCCATTGGTGCTGTTAATCCCATTAGAGCCATCCCTGCTGATGCTGGTATCATTAACGTAAATGCTAATGCTGAGGCTATTAAGCCTAAAGTTCCTAGCAGTACCTTACCTGTTCCCATTGAAGCTAAACCTTGTGCTAATGATTGCATAGATAAAAGTAACTTTGGTCCAGACATCTTTTCCATTAGCTTAGCTCCAATTACTCCCGGTATCATAGCTACTAATCCTATTGATGCAGGTATTAAGTTTAAAGCTCCGTAAAGTACTTTCATACTTGCCATCTCTTTTAAACCAGCTGCTAGATTTTTTAAGAAGACTCTTATGTTCTTCCCTGGTTTAACTTTAGAGGTTGCTGTAGAGGCTGTAGAAATTTCTTTGCCGGGCATCTTAGCACCTAATTCTTTTGCTTTGTCTGCAGAAACGAATTTACCAGTTCCCATATCTCTAAACCTCTTTGATGTTTCGTCAAAGACTACTTTAGTTTTATCTCCAAATACTGTTTTAAATGCTTTCCCTATTGCAGAGAAGTTAAAATTTTTAGCTGATAAATTCTTAACAAAATCAAATGAACTTTTGACTACTGATCCGAATCCTGAAGCTATATTTGTTATACCTCCATTCATCAACCTTATAGCACCGTATGCGCCTAGTAGGTAAGGAGTAAGAGGTGCAATTAGTCCGGCTACTTTACCTAATAGTTCTACTATTGGAATTACCGCTTCTAATATAGGTGCGAATGCCTCTGCTAATTTAAAGGCTGCTTTTTTCATACGCTCCTGAATGTCCATTTGTTTGGACTGCTCTAAGGTGACTCCTCTTGCTGCTGCTTTTTGCTCATCAGTCATGTCGGCCATAGCTTTTTCCGTAAGAACCATCTTAGCTAGTTCTTCTCTAGACATCCCCATTGCTTTAGCCATTGCTGTTTGCTGGATGCGGTTCATTTTAGCAAATTCAGCTGCTGATGCACCTTGTTTGGATAATTCTTTCGCTACTCCTTCTAGATCGTTATTTAACGCTAATTCTCTAGCTTTATTTAAATTAATATTTTTACCTGTCAGTAGTTGAGCTTCTAATTCAGACTCTATAGATGATTGAAAATCAAGTAAACCGTCTGCTATTTTATTAACCTGACCTAAATCCATTCCAAGTTTTCTTGCTGCTGCTGCAGCTCTACCTAATGCTTCTGGATTACCTCCTAGGGATGCTTTAATATCGTCAGATGCTCCTAATACGTCTTGGAGTGCTACGGCAGGAGCGATTGCTGCATCTGCTGATTCATTTAATGCTTTTACTCCATCAAATACACTTCCGTTAAATTGATCAGCACTTTGTCCGGTCAATTTCATCATAGTTCCTAAGCTACCAGCTTGTTCAGCTGATAGTCCGAGAAGATCTTTTGCATCTGCTATTTGACCTAACTGTTGAGGAGTGAATATAGCAGCAGCGTTTATACCGGTTTGTTTAGTATATTCAGCAGCTACTTTCATTAAGTCTACTGCGGTAGAAGTTTCTGTTGCTACTCCAGACATCTTATAAGCTGCTTGTCCGGTTAGTCTTGAAAATTCTACAGATTGTTTATTTATCTCCGATAGTACAGATAGAATTTTTAACCCCATACTTAGGGGATCAAATAATGCCTTTCCAAATCCAGATGCTAAAGTCCCGAGACCTTTCAGCATTATTTCCATTTTAGAAAAGTCCTGTACTATTTCACCGGTTATTGGATCGATTCTTTCCGATTCTTCGGCCATGTCTTTCATAGCTGAAGAAGCATCTTTCATGGCTTGTTGGAATATACCGGATCTCATACCTAGTCTTTCCATCAATGCACCCGTACCTTCTACTAACGCACCGGTAACACCCATTCTATCTTCTATAGCTCGTTGTACCCTTTCTTCTTCTCTTAGAGAAGCTAAATTCTCATCTGTCGCTCTACTCATAGCTACAGTAGCAGCTAATTTATTAGCGTTTGAAGAATTTATTTTACCTTCTAGCCCAGCTTTTTCTTGAAGATTTTTTATTTCGTTGTCTCCGTATCTTTCAAGTTCTGCGGCTTTAGTAACCCTTATAGTTGCTTCGTCGAGTATATTTTTTTGAACATTTAACTGTTCTTTAAGTCTATCAGATTCGTCTTCTGAAAGTGTTCCAATATTTTTAGTTCTATCTTCAAGTTCCCTTACAATCTTTACCTGTTCTGCTTGGGTTGCAGTTGCGGTTGCTAGCTCTGCGGATAATCCTTGTTGAGTGTTATATGCTTCTGCTATTTGTAGTGCTATATCCTGTTGATGTTCGCTGAGAGTCCCTGCAATAGAGGTCATCTCTGTTATAAGCTTACTTTGAAGTGATTGAGCTTTAGAGATTTCTCTGTTTATATTTCCTGCATTACCGAGTTCGACTACATTCTGTTGTGCTGCTTTAACAATCTCATTTCCTAAGTTTCTAAGAGTCTTATCTTGATCATTTAAGCTTTGCTTGACTCCCAGTACATCTCTAAGTTCTGCATTAAGTATACGGGCGTTATCTAAAGAAGTTGCGTTGTTCTTAGCCTCTTCTTGAGCAAATTTGTTATACTGGTCTCTTAGCTTAGTTACTTCCTCT